AAAGAAGAATGTAAGGAGATAATAAATTACATTGAATTTTTTGAAGACAATCACATTCTAGCCTACGATAGAGATAGTCTGCATAAGGAAGATCATAAGACAATAAATGTCACGCACGACTATAACTTTGTAGCATCAAGTAAGCTATCCACAATGATATTTCCTGGGTTCAAACCCTGTCTTGAGGAATATCTACAAACTTTTAGTGTTTTGGGGCAGAGAAAATTTCTTTTACATGATCTGAAACTGAAGAAAATACCTGCGGGTGGTGGATTTCATGCATGGCACTATGAAAATGGTGCATTGTCTGTTGCACCAAGACAATTTGTCGTTCAGTTATATTTGAATGATGAATTTGAGGGTGGTGAGACAGAATTTTTATATCAACAGAGAAGAGAGGAAGCAGTAACTGGAGATGTCATTATGTTTCCTGCTTCATTCACACATACTCACAGAGGAAACCCTCCTTTAGGTGCAACAAAATACATAGCAACATCATGGGGAATTATACAAGATGAAAATAATATTTAAAATAGAAGCATATTACCCTGATGAAAATAGGATTGAAGTAAGATTTTGTGATGAAAAGTCTAACGCTGCTATTGATGAATACAAACTGTATTCTATAAACTGTGAGGAACTAGATATGATTGACTCAGATATTTTCACAGATTCTCTTATAAGAAAACATGGACTGAGAATTGTTGAGAAGCAAATAGATAAAAGACGAACACATCCAGATAACATTTCAAAATCTATTTCTTCTGAAGAATTAAAATTAGAAAATCTAGTAGGTAAGGTTATAGAGGGTAAGTATTTTTCTAGACCTAGATATCCACTTAAAATGAGGAGAATTGACTTATGAAGTACACAAGATTTTTCAAAAAATGTGAAGAGTTTTCTATTTGTTCTGAAATTGGTGACTCTGATTGTATTGTTGCTGAGCACACTAATGAAAGAAGAACATTATATCAAATCATAATATATGGGTCTGGTAGAGTTGCAAGACCATTCGAGTCTAGTTTCAAAGTATTAGATTCATCAGATAATAATTTCGTCAACTTAAAAGAATATTTGTACGATCATACGATATTTTATTCAAATGAACCCTTTCACATGTATGGTTTCAATACTTCAACCAAAGATATAGACTGGGATGGAAGAATAGTTACAGAGTCTTTTACTGGTGATGATATGAGTTGGTTAATATGTTTTGATGGAAGTCCTATAATTAATGGTAAGGTATTACACAGACTAGATTACGCTAAGTTAGAGAAAAAGTTATATAATGTAGAATTGAATGATGGTTTAATCGGTGTCTTCACAAAAAAATGAGTAAGTTAAGAAAATTTTTACACAGTTACTTAGACTCCTCAGCAGTGGATGATGCTATTAGCACTCCATTAGATAAGTTTGATAAAAATATCTATGGTGTGGTTGGATTTCATTCACATATTCATTATCGTGACGATCATTTTCAAGTTCAAGTTTTTAGATTTTATCCTGACAAATACTTCATAGTACCAGAGCATACTCACCCAAACGTGCATAGTTTTGAGGTCGGTATCAGTGGAGATTTATGGTTTAGTCATGGTGGTAAATGGTTACATCCTAGACACCCTGCACTTCATATTTACAGAGCGAAAACAAAAAAGAAATATCGTTGTATTCAGGTAGATAACGGAGACCCACATGGGGCAGCAGTTGGTCCGACTGGTGGTATATTTCTATCGGTGCAACAATGGTTAAATGGTGTTAAACCATCTTGTGTTGGTATGGATTATGATGGTTATGGTGTATCAGAAAAACAGGCAGAGATAGATGGTGTTAATTACAAAGAGAGAACATGGAGGATGGCTGCAACTAAAGAGGTCAAATCACCTCCTTGGGATATGCCATGATTACAAAACAAGAGTTAAAAGAATTTTATCAATGGGGACTAAAAACAAAGTTCCCGTTAAAAGTCTCACCAAAATTTACTGGGAGAAGTAAACACTTTGAAACCTATACCGTTACAGGATATTGGTTAAAAATGACCCGCAAAATGGTTAATATCAGAAAAGGATTTATGCCCGACAACATTTATAAACTACATGAGAACCCTGAGATACTATATTCTGGATATGCAGTTATAGCACCATATTCTCATATTAAAAAGCATAAGGATCCTGATGTGTATATGCACAAATATAAGAGAATACAAATTCCACTTGATTTACCAGAACCTGAAAAACTTTACATGCTTTGGGAAGATGATATGAAAATTCACTGGAAAGAAGGTGAAGTTCAGGTGTGGAATGTAATGGATCATGTCCATGAAGGTGTAAATGAATCAGATAAACCTGGTAAGTTTTTGTTCATGGACGTAAAAATGAATACAGATGTTGAGGTAGATTTTAATGGAAAATATTGAAGCCGAAGTATTTTTTGAACCATTCCCGCATGTAATCTTTCATAACTTTTACAATGATGATGAACTGCATTTAATATGGGAAGAACTTAATTTTTATACAAAACCTGGAAAGTTTTTAGAAGCAAAAGACTTTGGTGGAGTAATTAATAAAACTAACTCACATGCTTTATTGCTGGATGACATTTATACAGACAAACATAGAAAACTATCAAACATTCTAACCGTCAATAGAAAAGTATTTGATGAACATGTTCTTGAAGTATTCTCTGAGATACATGACTGCTGCTCTATTGCTAGAGATTCTAACTGGGATTGTACCAAAGTAAGATACTACCATGATGGTGAATACTATGAACCTCACACTGATAAATCCATGCAGTTTTTAGCATTTTCATATTTTCATAAAGAACCAAAGGTCTTTGATGGTGGTGAACTAATCTTTCCAAAATACAACTATAGTTTTGACTGTCCCAACAACTCTTTAATTATGATGCCTGGTTGGGTTCAACATGGTGTCAATAAAGTTTCTATCAAAGACTCTGATTATTATGAAGGATATGGGAGATATTCTATCACATCTTTCTTTGGAAACAAACACCCTTGACATATTCTAAATTCATGAGTAGAGTATCTTTGTCCCTTTTGATAAGAGAGCTGTAGCTTTTGATCCAGTTCTTTTACTGTCACAGGGTTCACCGGTAGAGTCCCCACTCTGCTATAATATATCCATACTGAACAGGGCAGACTTGACCATCACACTTCGTCCACACCAACGTAAAGCAGTCAATGCAATGTGGCAGAATGATAAAGGTCAAGTCATCATTCCTACGGGTGGTGGTAAGACTATCTGCATGATTGATGACGCCATTACTAACATGGAAGTCCGTCATCATGGTCAGACTTTTGTTGTTGTTGCTCCTCGTATTCTTCTTGCAGAACAACTTTGCAAGGAGTTTCTTGAGTTGCTTTCTCCTGGTCACAATGCCCATGTGATGCACGTTCACAGTGGTGATGTTGAGTTCTTCCATACCACTAACCCTGAACAGATTCATCTGTTCGCTAACACTGCCCGTACAGCAGGTGAGAACTGCATCATCTTTACCACCTATCATTCTCTGCACAAAGTACAAGCAGCAGACATTGAAGTCAACACCATTTATTTTGATGAAGCGCACAATTCTGTCCAGCGTAATTTCTTCCCTGCCACTGAACATTTTTCTGCTGACGCTGACCGCTGCTATTTTTTCACTGCTACTCCTAAACACTCTGTTACCATCTTCAAACCTGGCATGAATGATACTGCCGTTTATGGCAATGTCATCTGCAATGTTCCAGCTCCTCAGTTGGTCGAAGAAGGATACATTCTTCCTCCTAAAGTTGTAGTCAAGACTCTGCCTCAGGGTGACTTCAAACTCTCTGATAGTGAGAACCTGCTGCAAACTTTGGATGAGCAATCAGTCAACAAAGTTCTTGTTGCTGCACGTTCTACCAAGCAAATTGTTCGTTTGGTTGGTGAGTCTGACTTCTGTATGCAACTTCAGGAGCGTGGATACAACTGGATGTATATCACTTCTAAGACTGGTGCTATCATCAACGGCAAGAAAGTTTCCCGTGAGCAGTTCTTCAAGACTCTGAATCAGTGGGGTGAAGATGATACTCGTTTTGTCATCATGCACCATTCTATTCTGTCTGAAGGTATCAATGTCAAGGGACTTGAAGCCGTGTTGTTCATGCGTAACATGGATTACATTGGTATCAGTCAGTCTATCGGTCGCGTGATCCGCCTTGGAAAGCGTCACAAGACGTTTGGACTTGTATGTGTCCCTGTGTATGATAAGGTCGGTATCGGCACCGCACGGAGCGTCCAAGCGGTTGTTGATACTGTTTTTGAGCAGGGTGAACCTGCTATTTCTGTTGTCCGTCGCTGATCATGAAAGTCAAAGTTCAACTCTACAAAGCTGGCACTGTTTGGGATGAAGTTGTAGTCGCTGTAGACTACGAAGATGCCCGAAAAGTAGCACTGGCACGCAATCCTGGCGCTACTATTGTTCATGTTACCGCTGTATTTTGAGTAAGTATCTAAAATCATTCATACCTTATCCTTCGCTGCTTGAT